AAATGCAGCTATATCAATTATGGGTGCTTTGCAGACTTTTATTAATGATAAAAATCTTTAATTATGGCTTTAAGATATGCAGTAGCAAGTGGTAATTTTAGTAATGGAGCAACTTGGGATAATGGAGCAGTTCCAACAAGTGCTGACGATTTATACGCAAATGGATTTACAGTTACTATTGATGGAACATATACAGTTCAAACAATAAGAAATACAACATCGCCAGTATTACTTCCTAATATTGCAACACCCGCAATGACTTCTAATAATACGCCAAGTGGATTGGTTTTTGCAAGTTCTTCTAATGCTAATGTTCCTTGGAATGCTTTTTCTCAAGATACTGCTACTACATCTTGGCAAAGTGGAACTGCTAATACTGGAATATTAGGTTATCAATTTCCAAGTGGTAAAATTATAAAAAGATATTCTATTAGAATGCAATCAGCAACTGGTTCATATCCAACAACTTGGACATTTCAAGGTTCAAATGATGGAATTACTTATACAACATTAGAAACTGTTATTCTTTTTTCAATACCAATTAATGGTAATTATACAAGTGGAATTTTAGCTAATACTACTTCTTATACATATTATAGAATTAATATAACCGCAGTAAACACATTGGGACAAAATCCGAGTATTGCAGAATTTGAAATGACAGAAAGTACTGGTGCTGTATTAGGAGTAACTGCTGGTGGTCAATTTATTTATGCAAATGGTGGTAATTTAACTTGTACTGCTGCTCAAGCTATTTTTGTTGGCTCAACAACACCAACTTTAGAAATGACTTTAGCAAGTCCAAATATTGGTACTTTTAATGGTAGTGTTTTAACAATGACAAATACTGCAAGTTATATAGGTATTAGACTTTCAAGTTCTGGAACATTAAATTTAAATGGAAATTATAATATAGATAATACTGGTGGTACTTCAAGAACTATAATATCAGTTACTTCAACTGGAACTCTTAATGTTGTTGGAGATTTGTCTTCTTCTGTAGCTTCTGTTGCTGCTGCTGCCCACGCTTTACTTAATACTGCATCTTCAACTATAAATATAACTGGTAATATTACTGCTGGAAATTCTACATCTTTAAATGGTAGCACTATTAATACAAATGCTGGAACTATAAATATTACTGGAAATACAACTGCAAATATAACACCCGCAGTTTATATGGCAGGTTCGGTCAACTATAATCAAATAGGTAACGTAAATGCTTCAACAGTTCAACCCGCAATTTATAATATAACAACTGCTGCAACTATATCAATTACTGGTATAATAACAGCATCAACTGGAGCACCAGCTATATATGGAGCATTTGCTCTTGCATCAGCATATTCATCAAGCACTTTTGTAAAAGTAAGTGGAAACGTGGTTAATGCTTCGAATGTAATGGCAATAGTTGCTCCGAGAGTAACAATAGACACAACCACGGCAAGTTGGTTATTTCAAATAAGTACGGGTGGCAATAGAACTTTATACGCTGCTGGAGTTGCTTTAGGTAATCCCGCTACAACAAATGTAAGATTTGGAACTGTTTATGGTGCATCGAGTGAATTAACTGGAACGTTAAGGGTGCCAAGTGCTGCAAACGTATTGAGTGGGGTTTTAGTAGATGCAACAACGGGAACGCTATTAATGACACCAGCAGACTTTTGGAACTATTTAATTGCAAGTGGATTTACTGCAAATAGTATTGGAGACAGATTACAAAACGCTGCAACGGTAGCAACAACAGGCGGTCAAATAGCCGCATATAATATATAAAATTTAAATGTTAAATTATAGATCAAAAATAATTATAGAATATCTAGAAAAATTTCCTAATGCTTCTACAAATGAAATAGCAAGGGTAATACTTAAAGACTATCCTTTAGATTTTAAAAATTTTGATACAGTTAGAGGGGCAGTTAGATATCATAGAGGGGAACATGTTTCTAAAAAAACTTCAGAGTTTCAAAGAGATGAAGTAACTAAAAAAAATTTTATGAAAAAAACTTTTGATTTACCAGAAAGTGACTATAAAGAAATAGAGCCATTTACAATACCTAAAGGACAAAATAATATTTTAATTTTATCTGACATACATATACCTTATCAAGATAATAAAGCATTAGAACTTGCATTACAATATGGATTAGACAATAATGTTAATTGTGTTTATTTAAATGGAGATACTATTGATATGTATCAAGCAAGTAGATTTATAAAAGATAGAAGACTTCGTGATTTATCAGGAGAGTTAGAAATGACAAGAAGTTTTCTTAAAACATTACAAGAACAATTTAAATGTCCTATTTATTTTAAAATAGGAAATCACGAAAAAAGATGGGAAGATTATTTGCGTTTAAAAGCACCTGAATTATTAGGAATAGATGATTTTAAATTAGAACAAATATTAAGGTTTAGAGAATTTGGAGTGACTTTAATAAAAGATAAACAAATAGGTTATGCAGGTAAATTGCCATTACTTCATGGGCATGAGTGGTTTGGAGGATTTGCTCCTCCAGTTAATCCAGCTAGAGGATTATATTTAAAAGCTAAAGAAAGTTGTTTAATAGGACACCATCACAGAACTTCAGAGCATACTGAAAAAAGTTTAAGTGGAGAAGTTACTACGACTTGGTCAACAGGTTGTCTTTGTGGATTAGAAGCAGAATATGCTCCTTATAATAATTATAATCACGGATTTGCACATTGTAAGTTTGATAAAGATGGTAATTATATTTTAAAAAATATTAGAATTATTGACTACAAAATAGTTTAAAATGGATATAAGAAAAATTTCAATAGGACCTGACTACAAAAGTGGAGCAATGCACTATATTGTAGGTCAATCTATACTAGGAGATAGCAATAAAATATACCTTATAAAAAAGAACAAAAAAACAAAATCTTTTGAAATTTATATAATTAATGAAAAAAATGAAGTAGTTTTGTGGAAAGAGTTTACTCTTACAATACCAATTTCAATAGAATTTAATATAAATTTTTAATGAAGTCTCCATTTTATTTTATAGCAAAGCCTATAAATGGAAAAAGATACGACAATACAAAAGACATAGATGGATTTGAATTTATAGTAAGCACTTCAGAAGAAGATCATAAATTCTCTAACAGACATGCGGAAGTCGTAGAAATACCATTGGGTTATAAAGGCCCTATTTCAATAGGCGATATTCTTCTTGTTCATCATAATGTTTTTAAATATTATAATGACATGAGAGGTCGTCAAAAAAGCGGTAAAAGTTTTTTTAAAGATGATTTATTTTTTATAGAATTAGATCAATTTTTTATGTACAAAAAAGGTAACACTTGGAATGCTTATGATAAATATTGTTTTATAAAGCCAATTCCTACAGAAGAATCTTACATAAAAAAACCTTTTAATGAAGAACCATTAATGGGATTAATGATGTACCCAAACGAATATCTTTTAAGTAAAGATATTAAAAAAGGAGATTATGTTTGTTTTTCTCCCGATAGTGAATATGAATTTACTGTTGAAGGAGAAAAGCTATATCGTATGTATGACCACCAAATAACAATGAAACTATGATAAATATTATAGATGATTTTTTAGAAGAAGATATTTATAATTATGCCTATAATATGTTGGCAAGCAATCAATTTCAAGAAGTTGAAGTTGGAGATAAAAAGTTTTGGATTCAATATAGTAATAAAGAATTTGATGATTTTATTATCAATAAATTAAGCGATATAGAGAAAACTAAAAGAAGAAATATATTTAGTTTCTTTAGGGTAGCTACTGATAAAGTAGATACAGATTGGGGGATTCATTCTGATGCTATTATAAATGGAGAGAGACCTGAAAGAGCATTAGTTCTTTATCTATCTCCATCTACTATGGAAGGATTACACGGTACAGCGTTTTGGAAGCATAAAGAACTTGGAGATTGTTTGTCAGAAGATGTTTCTTTTGAAGAATATGATAAGGTGCTTTTAAATGAGTCAAATAATATAGAAAAATGGGATTTACATTCAGTTATAGGATATAAAATTAATCGTGCTGTATGCTATCCTTGCAATTACTTCCATAGTAAATATCCTAATCTAGGATGGACCGAAGGAAGAATGGTGTATGTAATGTTTTATAAATAATTATATGACAGCTAAAGAAACAAAATTAAAAATTATTTCTGCAGGTCATAAAGCAGTATTAGAACTTATAAAAGTTGCCGAAGAATCTATATTGAATCCTGATATGGAAGGAGATGATTTGGCAGCTGATAAATTAAAGAATGCTGCTGCTACAAAAAAGTTAGCTATATTTGATGCATTTGAGATTCTTAATAGAATAGAGTCTGAGAAAGAAAGTATAGAAATGTCCGAAAAAGGAATTAACAGAAATGACACAAAACAAGGATTTGCTGAAAGAAGATCAAAATAATATATATACTATAGTAAAAGATTATATACCAAAAAATGCTATTACTAAAAAAAATAGCAACAAGTCTTGGATATATGGATATAATGAACAATATGATTTTATTGTTATATCAAAAACAGGAGAAATAGGAGAAATAATTAATATATCAGGACTTTATATAGGTTTACCTAAAGAACCTAAAGAATTAAAAAAAAGAAGTAATTTAAAGTCAGATCAATACTGGCAAAGAGAGCCTTTACCAAAACCACTTTTAAGAATACAATCAATATTTCAATGGAATGAAATGCCATCTGAATTTAAAGATAAATGGGTTGATTATATTGAACAAGAATTTGATAATAGGGATCAAGGTTATTGGTTCATGAATAACGGAGTTCCAACTTATATTACTGGGTCTCATTATATGTATTTACAATGGTCTAGTATTGATATTGGTTATCCTGATTTTCGTGAAGCAAATAGAATATATTGGATTTTTTGGGAAGCTTGTAAAGCTGATGAAAGAAGTTTTGGCATGATATATTTAAAAATAAGACGTTCAGGATTTTCATTTATGTCTTCGTCAGAATGTGTGAATATAGGAACTCTTGCAAGAGATGCAAGGGTTGGAATATTATCTAAGACAGGTGCTGATGCTAAGAAAATGTTTACCGACAAAGTTGTGCCAATAAATAGCAAACTTCCATTTTTCTTTAAACCAATTATGGATGGTATGGATAAGCCTAAGACTGAACTATCTTTTAGAATACCTGCGTCTAAAATTACCAAAAAAAATATGTATGATATTGATTCAGAATTAATTGAGGGATTAGATACTTCAATAGACTGGAAAAATACAGAAGAAAATTCTTACGATGGAGAAAAATTGTTATTCTTAGCTCATGACGAAAGTGCTAAATGGGTTAAACCAAATAATATTCTTAATAACTGGAGGGTAACTAAAACTTGTTTAAGACTTGGTAGTAGAATAATAGGAAAATGTATGATGGGATCAACATCAAATGCATTATCTAAAGGTGGTCAAAATTATAAAAATTTATATGAAGACTCTAAATTAACTACAAGAAATTTAAACGGACAAACTAAAAGCGGATTATATTCTTTATTTATTCCTATGGAATGGAATATGGAAGGATTTATAGATAGATATGGTATGCCTGTTTTTTATAAGTCAGACAATTCAATTATTGGAGTTGATAATAAAGTAATAAAAAATGGAGCTATAGATTATTGGCAAGCTGAAGTTGATTCTTTAAAAAATGATCCTGATGCATTAAATGAATTTTATAGACAATTTCCAAGAACTGAATCTCATGCTTTTAGAGATGAAAGTGCTCAGTCTTTATTTAATTTAACAAAAATATATCAACAAATAGATTATAATGATACTTTAATAAAAGATCATATTCTAACAAAAGGATCTTTATCTTGGAAAGATGGTATAAAAGATACTAAAGTTATTTTTACTCCTGATATAAGAGGAAGATTTATAGTAAGTTGGACTCCAGCTAAACATCTTCAAAATAACATTCATTTAAGAAATGGACTTAAACATCCTGGTAATGAACATATAGGTACATTTGGTTGTGACCCTTATGATATATCAGCAGTTGTTGGAGGTAGAGGATCTAATGGTTCGCTTCATGGATTAACTAAGTTTAATATGGATGAAGCTCCAAGTAATGAATTTTTTCTTGAATATATAGCTAGACCTCAAACTGCTGAGATATTTTTTGAAGATGTATTAATGGCTTGTGTATTTTATGGTATGCCAATTTTGATTGAGAATAATAAACCAAGGTTACTATATCATTTTAAGAACAGAGGATATAGAGCTTATTCTTTAACTAGACCTGATAAACAATATAATAAATTATCTCCAACTGAAAGAGAGCTTGGAGGAATACCAAATTCATCAGAAGATGTTAAACAATCTCATGCATCTGCTATTGAATCTTATATTGAAAAATATGTAGGTATAGATTTTACTGGTGCTTATAGGGAAGTTCACGATATGGGAACTATGCCTTTTACTAGAACATTAGAAGATTGGGCAAAGTTTGATATTAACGATAGAACTAAATTTGATGCATCTATAAGCTCAGGATTAGCTATTATGGCTAATCAAAAGCATTTATATATGCCTGAGAAAAAAGATTCAAAAATTATTATTAACTTCGCAAGGTATTCGAATGATGGAACAACAAGTCAATTAATTAGATGAAAAACGTAATAATAGATATTACCTCGTCAGCTTTCCCTAGTCAGCTAGCTACTGATTCGGTAAAGGCATCTCAAGAGTTTGGGCTGCAAGTAGGTCAAGCCATTCAATATGAGTGGTTTAGAAAAGATGGAACTAACTGTAGATATTATAGTCAATGGAGAGATTTCCATAAACTTAGACTTTATGCTAGAGGAGAACAATCTGTTGGCAAATATAAAAATGAATTAGCAATAGATGGAGATTTATCTTATCTTAATTTAGATTGGACTCCTGTTCCAATAATACCTAAGTTTGTTGATATTATAGTAAATGGTATGGCTGACAGAATGTTTAAGCCAAAAGCTTATGCTCAAGATGCTATGTCTCAAGCTAAAAGAAATAGGTATCAAGAGATGATGGAATCTCAAATGATAGGAAAAGATTTTCTTTTAAAAGTTAAAGAGTTATCTGGTGCCAATCCTTTTGTTATGGATCCAAATGAACTGCCAAATGATGATGAAGAATTATCATTATATATGCAGCTTAATTATAAACCTGCAATAGAAATTGCTGAGGAAACTTCTATCAATACAATATTTGATGAAAATCATTATGATGATATTAGAAGAAGATTAGATTATGATTCTACTGTACTTGGTATCTCAATAGTAAAACACGAATTTCTTCAAGGATCGGGTATTAAAATATCTTATGTTGATCCTGCAAATGTCGTTTATAGCTATACTGAAGATCCTTATTTTAAAGATTGTTTCTATTGGGGAGAAATAAAAACACTTCCTATAACTGAGTTAATGAAGATTGATCAAAGTTTAACAACTGAACAATTAGAGGAAATATCTAAATATAGTAAAGGTTGGTATGATTATTACAATGTATCTCAGTTTTACGAGAACAGTGTATTCTCTAGAGACACCTGTACTTTAATGTATTTTAATTATAAAACTACCAAAAAAATAGTTTATAAA